CTTGTTATGCACAAACTATAAGTACTGTAGTAGCAAACTCTCAACTATATGATAACTCTTATGGAGCTACTTATTGGCCATGGGTTCAAATAGCAAGCAGAGAAACTGGAAGAATAAACTTTGTTCCTGCATCTACTTTAGTTCCAGCAGTATATGAATACAACGATAAGATTTCTGCAGAATGGTATGCCCCAGCCGGTTTAAATCGCGGAGGAATGTCTACAGTTCTTAGACCAGAAAGAAGACTAGGAGTTAGTGAAAGAAATACTTTGTATTCTTCTAAGATTAATCCTATCGCTACTTTCCCTGGAGTTGGAACAGTTATCTACGGACAAAAAACTTTACAAACTAAAGCTAGTGCTTTAGACAGAGTAAATGTAAGAAGATTGCTTATCGCTTTAAAAAGATACATCGGAGATATCGGAGAAACTATTGTATTCGAACCAAACACTCAAGTAACAAGAAATAAATTCTTAAACCAAGTTAATCCTTATCTTGAAACAGTACAACAACGTCAGGGTATTTACTCTTTCCAAGTTGTAATGGATGAAACAAATAACACTCCTGATATGATTGATAGAAATCAATTAGTTGGAACTATATATCTACAGCCTACAAGAGTAGCTGAATTTATCCAGCTTGATTTCAATATTCTACCAACTGGAACTTCTTTTGGAGGATAATAAATAAAAATAAAAAATAAACAAGAAATGAAATTATCAGGTAATACAAAAATAACGATAAAAGTTCCGAAAAGACTTTACGAATCTATCAAAAGACAACTTAGTGAAGAAACTTCTAGAGAATGGGCTAGAGGAGATATGAGTGGCGCTGATAAACAAATAAATAATAAAACAGGTGATGATGACATTGATAGGGCGAATATGCACAAAGCATTAAAAGATCTAGTAACTAAAGAGGAATTAGATTGGTATATCGATAATGAAGATGATTTAAAGAGCAAATTTTCCAATATTTTTAATGATCGTGGCGATGATCCAGATACACTATACAAAGATGTTAAAACCTGGTATCGTGAAAGGGATATGGATAAAGAATCTGGTTTAGAAGAAAAAGTTACTATGGAAGAGCTTAATGAAGCTATAAAGCAAATTAGAGAAGCAAAAAAGAAAAAAGCTGAGAAAAAACCATTGACTAGAGCAGAAATTGCTAAAGCGAAAAAAGCAAAAGAAGCAGAAGAAGAAAAAGCTAAATTAGCTAAAGATAAAAAACCAGTTGAGACTAAAAAGAAAATGGTCGACGCTAAGAAAAAATAAGTTTCGCATATTTATAAAGGAATAAATTAGAATAATATGCCAGTATTGGATCCCACGGAGATAATGTTCACAGCCTTCGAACCTACAGTTAATAACCGGTTCGTAATGTATATAGACGGAATTCCTTCTTATTTGATTAAAAAAGCAGACGCTCCAGGCGTAACTTTAAATGAAATCAAACTTGATCATATCAACGTATATCGTAAGCTTAAAGGAAAAGCTGAGTGGAAAGATATGAATCTTTCTTTGTATAACCCAATTTCTCCTTCTGGCCAACAAGCCGTAATGGAGTGGGTACGTCTACATCACGAATCAGTAACTGGTAGAGACGGTTATTCTGACTTCTATAAGAAAGATTTAAATCTTTCAATTATAGGACCAGTTGGAGATATAGTTTCTGAGTGGATTATTAAAGGAGCATTTATAAAAGAAGCTTCTTTCGGATCTTACGATTGGTCTAATCCAGATCCTACTGAATTAACTTTGTCAATCGGAATGGATTATTGTGTACTTAACTACTAATAAAAAATTAAAAAATAAGAAGAGACTGCTTTACGCAGTCTTTTTTTTGTCTTTAAATTAAAAATGTGTATATTTATAAATAAATAATTTATGTCTGAATCAAAATTCTCAGTTCCATCGGAAGTAATTGATCTTCCATCTAAAGGTTTAATCTATGCTAAAGAAAATCCGCTCTCTTCTGGAGAAATAGAAATGAAGTATATGACGGCAAAAGAAGAAGATATTTTAACTAATATCAACTTACTACGTCAGGGAATCGCAATAGAGAACATGCTAAAGTCGTTAATAAAATCTCCAATTAATTATGAAGATCTTACCTTAGGAGATAGAAATGGATTGCTTATTGGATCAAGAATACTAGCTTACGGAAAAGACTATGCTTTTACTTATACTAATCCAAATACACAAGAAGAAGAGCGAATAGTAATGGATCTTCAAGACTTAAAATATAAAGAGATAGATTTTTCTTTGCTAAATAGTAAAAATGAATTTGCATTTACACTTCCATATTCAAAAACAGAATTAACTTTTAAAATCTTAACTGTTGCGGATGATAAAAAAATGGATGAAGAAATAAAAGGTATTAAAAAGAATCTTAAACAAGACGCCGGTACTATCAGCACAAGATTAAAATATCAAATTACGTCAGTAGCAGGCGATTATTCAATAAAATCAGTAAGAGATTTTGTAGATTCTGGATATTTTCTTTCTAGAGACTCTATAGAACTTAGAAAATACATTTCTACAGTTACTCCAGATATAGATACAAAAATATCATTTACTCTTAAAGACGGAACAGAAATAAACACTGATTTGCCAATGGGAGCTGAATTCTTTTTTCCCGCCTCCGGCCTATAGATCTGAATTTATGACCGAAGTCTTCGAATTAACCTATCATGGTGGCGGAGGCTTCGGCTACTTCGAGGTATGGAACATGCCGGTTCCGCACCGTAGGTTTAACCTTAAGAAGATAAATGAACATTTAGAAAAGGTAAATCAAATACGAGATCAACAGAATCAAGTAGTTACTGAAAAGACTGATATGTCTAAATTTCATATACCAGAACACGTTAAACAAGTTTCTAAAGATTTTGATTTTGTTTCTAAGGTAAAACCTAAGAAGTAAATATTTATCTTATATAATGTAACAGTATGCCTCCTCCAAGTAATACGCCTAATCAACCTAATTCTATACAGGCTAAGCCCACTCCGCAAAGTTCTAATCAAGCTAAAGAAGTAAAAGATTTAGTAGAACAACTTAAGGAGAAGCTTAAATATGAAGGTGATTATCGTGATACGTTAAAAGAAAGTATTAAAGAATCTCAAAAAGCGATAATAGAAGCTACAAAGTATGCTGCGAAAATTCAAGAAATTGGTCGAGATACTATCAATATAAAAGATGTTGAAAATGATATCTATCAAAATAAAATAAAACGTTTTGCTACAACACAAAAAATAAATGACTTAGAAAAATCTTTAGGAGGAAAAGGAAGTGTAGCTGTTCAACAAGCACAAGAGTTTAGTCAGTTAATGACTAATAGATTAGCTAAAGAAGAAGAGTTAGACTTACTATCTAAAAAAAGAGCAGAATTACAACTTAAAGGCGGTGCTGCACAAAAAAAATTAGAATTAGATCTAATACAATTTGCTAAAGATAAAGAAGATATAGATATAAAAGCAAAGAATGCTGAAAATAGACTTCAAGATATTCAAGCTAAAAAAGCTGCACTAGTTCCAGTAGCTGCTTTAAATATATCAAATAAAATGAGCAAACACGCTCAACTTCAAGCTAAACAACAACATGCTGCAGCTACACAAAAATATAATGCGCAAAAGACAGCGATAGACTATGAAGAGTCCGTAGCTAGTCGATATCTTTCAATAGTAGAAAATAAACAAGCAAGAATAGATAAAAGTCTTAAGACTTCTAAACTTAAGTATGAAACTGACTATAAAGATTTCATTCTTTCTCAAGAAGAAGAAAAATTAGCTTCAGAAAACTTAAATGATCTAGAAAAAGAAATAAGCCTTAAATCAGAATCTTTAACTGTAGATCAAGCCGCCTATGCTCAAGCATTAAAGACAAATGAACTATATGAAGTTACTGCTAAAAATCTAAAAAAACAATTAGATTTTGAAGTACAAAAATCAAAACAGATAGGAATTTCTGGAAATCTTTTTGGAATATTTGCTGAAAAGCTTGGAGTAGGCGAAACAGTTTATAAAGCGATGACTGAACGAGCTACTGAACTTTTAGAAGAGCAAAGAAAGTTAGGAATAGTAGATCCACAAGCTGGTGGTTTTTTAAGTAAAATGAAAATTATTAAAGCTGGAGCAAAAGCAGCGTTTGGACAAATAAAAGAAAGTTTATCAGATCCAGCTGTAATAGCCGGTGGAATTGTAGCGGCTTATAAAGGCTTAGAAGCTGGATTAACTCATGTTGGAGAA